CAACACCCGCTGCAAAGTATTCACCACCATGATTGGTTTCCCACCTGCCTTTTGCTTTACTGTCTTCTCGAAGTGTAACACTTCCAAAAATTTCTTTATACTCCTTGGTGTTCATTAAGTTACGAACTTTGCTACCGAACCTTGAAGCAAGTTCAGCATTGTGTGATACCTGCATAATTTTTTTCTTTGGATACTTACCGATATACCAAGCAGGGAATAAATAAGATGCGAATTCAGATTTAGTATGACGTGGTGGCATGTTGATTATGAGCCTCTTAGCATCACCATCTGCAATATTTTGAAATGATTCAGCTATAAGTTGATGGTGCCCATACTTCTTTGGGTCCCTTGTTTTACGGTAGATAAAATCTTGCCAAACAGACTCTGCAAAAATTAAAAAATTATCCTGGCAGAGCTTAATCCACTCTAATTGTTTTTTTAGAATAATATCTTTTAATTCTTCTTCAGTTAAATTTTCTATTTTCATCTCGTTTGGGACCCTAGTGTATCTATATAACCTACTTTGTAAACCCTTTGTCCCCAAAAAACTCAGGGTATAAACGTGAACGCCTGAACAGGAAAATTTGAAAACGATTTCGAGATTGAGTATGAGCCTTGCTATAGGTGTGGGCTAGATACACCAATGGCGAGGTGCATGACCTCGCCATTGGTTAGTGTTTATTATTAGTCGGTGTTATGTATGGCTTGAACAAGTGTACTAAACTTTTTTAGTATGTTATCCTTGAACTCGTCAACGATTGGGTTGCCCACGTTCTCAAGTATGTGCTTCTCACACTCGCCCATTAACAACTGAAACATGATTTCATAATTCAATTGTTTCTTTTGCCCATTGTCCACCACCATGTCTGCAAGTGATGTAGGTGTATTAGAGTTTAACTTTTCACTCAATACATTAGCTATGTTAATCAAATCATTATTGGGCATTTGATACCTCGCCAATAGCCTTATACTCACAATAAGCAACTTGCTTTTGGTGTGCATTGTATAAATCTAAATGTGCTAATTTAAATTTATCTTTATCAAAAGATTTTCTAACTCTGTTAATCTTTTGCAATCCAAAACTATTTCCATGCTCGTCTTGAACAATGATTAAGTTTTGGTTTGTTCTATCAAATAGATTAACAATGTGTTCTTTCATTGTGTCTAACTCTTTGTTAAGTCTATTTGCTTTTAGCTTTAGTGATGCATAAGCTAGGACTACTTTTTTTTCGTCTTGCTTTAGCTTTTTTGCTGTTTGCATTTTTACCTCTTTGTTAAGTTATGTATTTTTATAAATACTCTATCTTTATATATCTTATCAAATCTTATGCAAACGTTTATTTATCTTTTTTTTAATTAAGTTTGTTAGGTCTAGCAATAGTATTAATAGCATTATTATCCTCTAATAAATTAAATAGTCTTTTTATCTTTTCATTAAAAAGTTTTTCCTGTTCCGTTCCGTGCTGGTGCCTGGCGCCAGCTTTTAACTTACTATTATACTGTTCTTTTACGAGGCGAGAACGAGAACGAGACGAGGCGACAACTGTCGCCTCGTTAATTTTATCTTTAGCCATTACCAACTACACCAATATTCAACGACCTTTTTCTCGTTGATAGATTGCTCACAGAATTTCAAGAACTTAATATCCTGTTCTTTGTAATCCTTGACGCTCTCCTCTTGGAACTGTTGACCCCAAAAAAATCCGTCATCAGCATGATAGTCAGAAAAATCTTTCTGTATCTGATCAGCTAACTCTTTGACAACTTCTTCGGTCAAGTAACATGGTGCAGGTTGATCTCCATTGAAACCTAGATGAGATAAACTTCCCTCTATGTTTTCAGCAGGGTTTTGTTCTGCCCATTTCTTCGCCATGAACTGTTGAAGTCTTGCGTGTTTTCTCCACACGAAAACTTTTGATTGTTCTTCTTGGTCATCATCATAGTATTTATCCCAATCTACCTTATGACCTCGAAGGTGTGCGTGTTGATCTAATCCCATAACTTTCTCCTTTATTGATTAATCTTTATCTCTTATCGTATCTTATATACTAATACAACAATTATCTTTTAGAACCATTCTAAACTACCAACCTTACCATTCTTCATACCACGAAGAGTTCCGTGCTGGTGCCTGGTGTCAGCTCTGAAGGTTTCGCCTGGCCAGATCCTCTCTAACCGAGAAACGAGAACCAATCACAGTACTCCAACGAGAACGAGGATCACCACGCCAGTGCTGGCCAGTGTCAGACTAGGTAGCAAGAAGAGAAAACACAGCCAAACGAGAGCGAGAGTCACTCTTCTTTACCAGCATCAGCTCCTGCTGCCAGTTCTTCTACTTCACTGTCCTTCCAGCTGCTACCATTCGCAATGCAACGAGATCCAGTTACTCCAGTAAGCGCGTATACTTTGCCGGCTTCAGGTTTGTCCTGCAGCTGGTCCTTAGGATGCCAACCATCCGGTGGTGCGTTGTCCGCATTCAATTGTTTAACGAGACCTTTTAATGTTCGTGGCTTACCCATGTTATCCCCTCCTTGTCTGTTTTATAATTAATAATATCACCGAATTTTCTATCGATTAGATGTACGGGTATGTTATTTATCTTACCGTGGCCCCGCTGCTGTGTCCCCTTCAGGATCTTGATCCACATAGATTCTTTTTTATCACCCTCAGCAAAACGAACATAAACGAAATCTTTAGCCTCGGGTTTTTGCTCAAACTGCTTTACTTTAAAATATGTATCCAGACTGTGCTCAGGACAGGACCATACTACATTGTCTTCTGACTCTTTGTTCATAGTTCTCCTTTGGTTAACGAGCTATATATAAGACACGATGGGATACCTGTCAAGACCTTTCTTTTATTTTTCTTAATCTTTCTTCGAACGACCATTTCTTTTCATCGGGCAGTTCTCTTACCAGAGCTTCTACCAGCGTCACCAGTTCCTCATTGCTCCTGGCCAGTTCATCTATTCTCTTGTTGTAAGAACGAGATTTGTTCTCGCCTCGAACGAGATCCAGTGCATCGAAATCTATTGCCATATATTCTCCTTTGTTTGTCTGACCATACGACATCATGGGATACCTGTCAAGCAAGAAGTTCTGGCCTGGCCAGCTGGGAAGCACGCTGCACCAGCTCCTGATGGGGTAACCTTTGTCCGAGAACGAGGTTTGCTTCAAACGAGAACGAGAAACGAGATCCTGCTGCTGGTCCCCAGGCCACTGATCAAACAAAGAGGGAAAAGATCAGTGGCCAGGGCACGAGAACGAGGATTACGCTGCATCAGGACAGGATCCCAGCTCCGTTAGCATCCTGCGCTGGACCAGTGGCCATTGTAACGGGAACGAGAACGAGGCAAACGGGACGAGGGAACGAGCATCAGTGAAAACGGACACCGGTCTGTAGAGTTTAAGGGTTCTCTTCAAGGGGGTCTCATCCAAGATGATAACTTTACCACCAGCCATTATATATTTATTGATCCAAACAATCTGCCACTTATTTAGCTTCGGATAACTTAATGAATCTGATTTTAATTCCATCCAAAAAACTTCATTACCCATGACTGCGTGAATATCTGGAATACCATTGATTGTGCTAGATTCTACGCGGGTTAAAAAGCAATCAGTCAGTCCTTTCTTAACCTTTTGCCATAGTCTGGATTCCCCATTTTTATTAGACATGATTAAGTAAGTTAATTATAATTTAATTTTCCTAATTGATTTAATTACTGCTGTTGGAATAATAGTTGTTGCACCAATATTGTCAAACGTTGGTTTATCTTTAGACTTAATATAATCACTAAATATCCTTGTAATCCCATTCTTTTGACTAAGTAAGTAACCCTTTGATACACATACAGGTAACTGTTCTTTACTTAAATCTTTTGTGCTGCTCCAACCAGCATCACCTTCGATATCCAACCACTCTATTTCTACAAATGGATAATCATCAATTACATTACCGAGATTCTTAAAATCAAAGTTTAAAATTTTAGATTGTTGTCTCTTTTTTTTAATCATCAATCTTTACCTTAATTTTACCAACTGAAGTAGTTATTGTAGAGTTATGTACTTGGTTAAAAACATCTAACCACTCAGACCAACTAGCCTTCTTCAATGACTGCAACGTCTTCGGACTCAACCTCGATCGTTTTGGCATTGAATCCATCGATCTTGTTTGATAGTTCCTCGAGCTTTTTTTCAAGTTGCTCACGTGACATACCCTCCAAACCACTAACAGTTACTTCTTTACGATCAACATAAGCACCGGCCAATTGACCAGATCTATACTCAGCGTTAATAGCAGCAGCGAATTGTTTTTCTTTCTCTGCTTTGTCAGCAATTCTTTCTAACCTTTTATATCTTCTAAGGTTGTCACTTGTGTATTTTTTTACTTCTCTTTCAAACAACTTATCAAAGTAGTTTGCTATATGAGGACTGTGTTTTCTAGATAACATTCTAGATGCAACAGATCCATAATCTTTTTCATTAGTACAAACATAGCCTGCACGTTTAAGAGCTTCAGCTTGTGTTATGTTACCCCAATCTTGCACATAGATTTCAACAAACATTTTTTGTTTTGGAGTTAAATCTAGTTCGGTTCTTAATGATTTCTTTTTAAGTCCACCAGGCATTACTTTCTGCCTCTAGGTTTTTTAATTTTACTTTTGATAAAATATTTTATATCACCTTTTGCAGCATCTCTTGACTGTGCTTTAATGTTTTTACTTGGTTGTGCTTCCATCATTTGTTTAACAGTTTTACCACCACCTCTATAATAAGATTTAGCAGCTTTTAGTACTTCTTTACCTAATTTATTAAACAAAAGAAATTTCTTATACATAATTTCTACTATATAGATTATTTCATCGTAAAGTAATAGCCCCAAAAAGTTTCGATAACGTTCCCGCAAGAGTGGTGTCCCTTAGGGACACCATAGGGACACCACAGGGACAGTACTAAATTGATTAGAAGTGTTGATATATTTGATTAATAGTCTACAGGGACAGCAGGGACACCTCTTTTACCCATGGGGGTACTTTTTATTGCTCAGGTGTCTAGATAATCTATATAGTAAATATTTCCATTGTCCGGTATCCGTTATTCTGGTACAGTTCAGCTGTGTTCATTCACAATTGGTTAATTACTCCTGGAGGTTTTTCGAGGAATTGCTCCCTATGTTTTCCTCCGGGAGTTAAATTTGTCCGTCCCCCATGACTAGTCTTCTAATCTTTTTAAATTTTCTTTTAATATTAACTTTTTAATAACTCTTCTTTCATCCTTAGTCCCGCACTCTCGATATCTTTTGTATAATTCTCTATATTTTATCCAGGATAATTGCAATTTAGTAAAAAAAATTTTACCATTATCTACCATTTTCATGTACTCACCACGGACAAAATCAGGATCCATGTCAGCTCCCCAACAAATGTCTTGAAATTCTGTACTATTAGTCACAAACCACTTATGGGAATCATGTTTAAAGTAAGTTTCTTTTTTAAAACCTGATGGATTAACAGCATCCTCTAACGCCTGCACCAGGATTGCTTGAAACAACCTCTGTTCAGCAAATGCTTTAGGTTGTAATATTTGTAAGCTCAATTTAATGCCCAAAAATTTGAGTAAGCTGGGAGCACAAGTCATACGCTTTTTTCCTATCCATTAAAAACGTTTTAGATTTTTTATTTCTTGTAACTCTAATAGATCTCTTCTCGTACACTTTGAAATACAAATTCCACATGCGCTCAAGGTAGTTCATCTTGTCCTCACCTGTCATGAGGTCCAACAATATAATTGAATCTTTGAGTAATCCCCTAGGCTTTTTGGTATTCATCTGCATAACCACGATGCGGGAAAAGATATCGATATGGAAAAATTACACCGTGGCTAAGCATTTTTAACAACCAGTTTTAAACCTTTAGCTTGCGCTACAGCTTTACGTCCTGATCGCCATCTATCCTCGATTTTGTCGAGAAAAGAAAGACTGAAATTTCCTAAACCAAAGTCATTTCCACAATACAACTGAAACATTAAACTTGTTAACTCTTCATACGTTTTTTTATTTGGACACACCATCACTAGCTTGTCCAACGCATTATTCAATGCTTCTTCACTACTTTTCTTAATAGCTTTACCCACAAATAAATCCTTAAATTAAAGTTAAATTTGAGTTTCGTTGTTCTATGAAAATAAAGTGTTTTGAAAGCCCCACTTATTTCATTTAGGCTTAGGAATACTATTTAATTAATAACTATTTTGATTTTGATTGCAAGTAAAAAAAAAGGGCCACTCTCGCGGCCCTGATTCAACACTAAGACTTATGCAGCTTCTGTGTTTATTATTACTTCAAGAGTTTCTTTCCTTGAGTCAATAAATTCTCTTTCATCTTAGGTTCAGCAACACCTTCTTTCTTAGCAATCTTTTTTATAGAATCGCTAACCATCTTTTTAATCATGTTGCCTGGGTTTCTAAGGCCATTTGCACCCATTGCCCTAATAATTGTGTATGATTCGATATCAACAGCAATTGATTTCCATTTGTTTACGTCCATTGTTTCTCCTATTTGTCTTGATACTCTTTAGTTTTATAAAACTCAACTAAATTTATTTTATTTTTTTGAGTCAGTCCTGCATTATAGATACGTTCAATGATCGCTATGTAATCAGCAGTAGATGTACCTGTTAAAAACCATGAAGATTTACTCTTACAAGCAGTTTTAAATCTTTTATGATCAAATTTAGGATGTTTGTCAGCAACAATATAAGACACCACCATGGAACGTTTGAATCTTTTATTCTTTGCAGATTCCATACCATAGAAATATTTTTTAAGTTGCATCAATTGTGATCCAATACGATCGGTATGTTCAATACCTCCTGCAGGAATTACAAATCGTCCTGTTTTAAAATCATTACTGATTCTTGACCACAGTGAAGTTTGTTTCAATAAAAGTACTACCATCTCTGCAACATTAATTCCGTATTGTTGCATTTTGTTTCTAACAATTCGATAGTCCATTTTATTTCTTGCACAGTGTTGATCTAAATAATTTTCCATAGACCAGTTCTTACGACCTGTGTTAAGTCTCGCTACATCTAAAGGATCATCAGAGTCCATAATAATATATGGAATCTTTAACTCTAATTGCTTTCTAGCCTCTAACGTGTGTTGGCCGTCAACAACTTCTAAGTTTTTATTTACACGAATTGGATCGTACAAATCTTTTTCTGCAATTAACTTTTTAAGTTGTTGCACGTGTGCTTCATCTACAGGTCTATTACCTCTAGTCTTTTTGAATTTACTGTAATCAGTAGTTTCAAAAAATTTATTATTGATTGGTTTGTTCATATCTTTTCCTCCTTGGTTAATTGATAAATGAATAAATTAAACCTAAAAATACTAAAACAGTAAGTTTAGGCATTGCTAAAAGTAAAACTAAAAAAAACAATTTAAAAAAATCATAAACCATTTTGATCTACGTCCTCTTGTTTACATTTAATTTCGTCCCACACTAATGCACACGATGCATTAATGCTTAGTGGGTACACAGGACCATCTTCAAAAGTAAAACATAATTGTTGTACTCTCTTCATTCTATCTTGAAAATGATCATCACCGTATTCAATTGCTTGACCATCAGGTGTTGTAGTCTCTGTTCCAGCTAAAATAATATCAAGTTTTTTTATAAAATTGATAAACTCCGCTGATTTTGATCTTATTAGTATGGTTGCCATTTGGCCTCCTCTTTGTTAGTATTGTTGTGTATCTTTATATAAACATTTTAATGGGATATGCAAGTAAATAATAAGCTAGGATAGTATAGGATATTATGACAAAATTTATATTAGTAATGTATATGTGTAGTATGATAACTGGCAAATGTCC